ATGCCGGTGTCGTCTTCCTGGTGCAGGACGGTCCCCGAGTCGTCGACGGTGACCTTCGCTCGTTTGCCGTTGGGCAGGTTCACGGTGCGGACGGTCTTGCGGTGATCGAGGAAGTTGAAGCCGTGCGGCAGCCACAGACCGGAGTCGGTTTTCACATCAACCCCCGAACTGGTCGAGCAGCTGCCTGAACGCAGCCTGCTCGGGCTCGATCCCGATGATCTTCGAGCTAGGTGGGGTGTCGCCGAAGTTCCACCACGCCATCCCCAGGCAGTCGCCCTGCGCGTGACACCACTCGACGTCGGCGCGCATCGCCGCAACCCGGCCCTGTCCGGTGGTGTCGGAGGCGATGCGTTTCTTGCCCCACTCCCGCACACCCCACGGCACGCCCTTGGACCGGGCGAAGTCGCGGACCTTCGTGAACTGCTCGGCCGGGGTCAGGTAGCGGGTCATGTTCGTGTTCGTGTCGTTGTACGCGTCGATCCAGTAGGCGGTCATGCCGTCGACCCACCAGTCGGCCGGGTTGCCGCCCTTGTCGATCAGCCAGTATCGGGTGACCGCCGGACCCCAGAACCGGACCAGGTTCCGCCGCGGATGCACGGCGAGAATGTCGCGGATGATCTGGCACGACGCCCGATATTGGATGGGTGTGATGTCGCCGTGCGGCTCGTGGTACCAGGTCAGGTCACCTTGCGGGGCGTTGGCCGGAGCACCGTCCAGGACGGCCGCCAGCTGCTGCGGGTCGTCCTTCCATGACCTGGACACGGTCCCGCCGAAGCCGGCCTGTTTGCCCTGCATCCACGGCAGCAGCTCCGGCAGCGCATCCGAGTCGCCGGTGTCCTTGCCGAAGTCGGCGGTGTACCGGATGCCCGGCCACGTCGCCAGCATCGCCTTGTGCGGCTCCCCGGGCCCCGAGGTCATACCGAGCAGGAACCGCCACTTCGCCGGAGCATCGCCGGAGTAGTCGACCTGCGTGCCGTCCGCCAACGTGAGGCGGCCGGTGAACGAGGTCATTCAGGCCGCGCAATATATCGGGCTGTGCCGGACACGTGGTCCTCGGACACGACCTCAGTCACCCAACCCTCGGCCTCGGGGATGCCGAAGTCGCCCTGCCGGTCGCCGGCGGTGCCGGAGAACGCGAACGTCTGCCCGTCGGCCAGCTTCCCGGCGCCGGTGAACGTTTGGCCGGCGATGAGCATCGGCCCTTCGTCGACGGCCAGGGTCATGCCGATGGAGCCGTCGTCGCCGTATTCGGGGTCGAACGTCAGCAGCGCCATGTCAGCTCCTCAACGCCCGCGCGACACCCTCGTCGAGGGACACCGTCGGCTGGTGGTAGGTGTGGAAGCGGGTGGGGTCGCCGACCCGGTACGCGACACCGGCGGGCTTGTCGGCCAGGTGCTCGAAGACGGGCGTGTGCCCGACCTGTTTGCACGCCATCCCGGCGAGTTCGGTCATCGACGTTCCGGTTCCGGTGCACAGGTTGACCGGATCTGCGGTGCCGGATTCGGCGACGGCCAGCATGCCGTTGACGACGTCGTTGATGTGGATCCAGTCGCGCACCTGTGACCCGTCGCCCCAGACCACGAAGGGGTCTTCGCGGCGGCGGGCCCGTTCGACGATGGCGCGGAACGGGAAGTTCTCGCTCTGGTCTTCGCCGTAGCCGGAGAACGGCCGCACCACCGTCACATCGAGTCCAGCCCTGCGCGCTTGCTCGGCGAGCTGTTCGCCGGTGAGTTTCGTCCACCCGTACACAGCGTCCGGGTGGCGCAGGTTGTCCAGTCGGATGCTGTCCTCGGTCAGGCGTTGCCGGCGGTAGCGGTCCTGCAGCTGGATCGGGTACGCCGCGCTCGACGACAGGTAGATGACCCGGTGCTGTCGGGTGCGGACCGCCCAGTCGAACATGGCGGCGTCGAGCATCAGGTTGCGGGCCATGTGCTGCGGTTCGCCGTCGATCGCCGCCCGATGCGGGGACGACGCGGCGGCGTGAACCACCAGGTCGTACCGAGTCGTGTTCCAGAAGAAGGTGTCGAGCGCGTCGCCCACCCACTTCGACTCTTCGTGGGGATCGATCCGAACCACGTCCCAGCCGCGGCGGTCCAGTTCCGCCACCACGTGCCGGCCGACGAACCCGGCGGAGCCGGTGACGAGGGCCTTCACAGCTTCACGCCGAGGATGAGCTGGAACCGGCCGACGTCCCGCTGACGCATCACCCGGTAGCCGCCGGATTCGATCAGCGCCCGGTAGCCGGCCCGGTCGAACGCCCACGCATGGCACTCGTCATGCCCCCACGGACCCTCATCCCACGGGGACGAGGCGACGATGAACCGGGAGTGCTGACCGATCCACTCCACCGCGGCGTGCGGGTCTTCCAGGTGTTCGAGGACTTCGGTGACGGCGGTGACGTCACCGAACCGGACCCGGTCTCTGTCTGCGCCGAACACGTCGAGTGCTTCGGCTTTGACGCCGCGCTCGACCCAGCCGGCCTGGTTGGCGGGGGCGAAGTCGTAACCCCACGCGTCGCAGGTGAGCAGCGACAGCAGCCCGCCATCGCCGCAGCCGAGGTCGGAGCAGGTGGTGGCGCCGAGGTTCGCCGCTGTTGTGACGAGCCCGGCCGCGGCTAGCAGCCGGGGGCGGTGAATGGGCTGTTCCAGATGAGCGGCGCGTTCCCGATGCTCGTGGAACTCGAACGTCGACACTTCGGATTTGCCGTCGAACAGCTTCCACTGGCTCATCGGCACGCCCAGATCTGGTAGGCGTACATGAACCCGGCCGGTCGCAGGTCGAGCACGGTGTGGATGAGCGGTTCCCAGCCGGCGGCGACGAGCATGTCCCGGACTGCGTCGCTGTCCCATCCCCAGACGTGTTCGGGGTTGCCGTCGTCGGTTTCCCCATCGGGTGTGGACAGGAGCAGGTTCGCGGCCTTGCCGCGGATCTGCTTCAACACCGTGTCCGGGTCGTCGAGGTGCTCGACGGTTTCGGAGCAGACGAACAGCCCGACGTCGGGGATCTGGTTGATGGTTTCCTCGATGGGCCCGCAGATCGGGTAGCCGGGCGCGTAGTCGCCGAGGTGCACGGTGAGGTTGTGGCTGGCCTGCAGCCGTTTGGCGATGGCGGCGTCGCCGCAGGACAGGTCGGCGAGGCTGCCGCCCTGTTGGGCGATGTGAGCCCCGAGTGTGGTGGTGACGTCGACCCGGACCCGGTGGTCAGCCCATTCCTCGTGCTGGTGCGGTGTGGTGTAGATCTCGGCCAGGTCCGGGGTCGGCCGGAGTCGTACCCTCACAGCTTCTTCAGCCGTTCCACCTCGACCGGCAGACTGTCGCGTAGCCATGTCCGGTACATGGCCTGGTCGCGCAGGTAGACGCCGCGGTCGTTGACCCGCCGGTACCCGTCGTCCCACTCCGCTTTCCCGGCGACAGGGTGGAGGTGCTCCACGACCACGTCGGGCAGGTAGCGCAGCTTCCCCAGCGCGGTGCCCAGCGACAGCCACGCGTTGTCGACGTACAGGTGCGTCATCGTCGGCGGCGCCATGTACCCGAGGGTGCGGATGATGTCGGAGGTCATCGCCACCTGGGTGGGCAGGTTCTCGCCCTGCAGCAGGTCGTTGCCGTACACGATCCCCGTGCGCAGCTCGCGCAGGGTGTCGAGGTAGGCCTGGTCCCAGCCCGGGGTGCGGGGCCGGTGGTCGTCGCCCATGAACCCGATCGCGAACGGTGCATCCGGAGCCGAAGCGCGGCGTACCGCGACGGCGTTGAGCGCGCGCACCATCGTGGCCGGCGCCCCGCCGGTGTCGATGACGGTGTTCGGATGTACGCCGAGGGCTTCGGCGTATTCGTCGTGGGTCGGGTCGTCTTCGTCGATGGCGAAGACGAGGTGCGCGAATGTGCGGGTGGCGCCGAACGCCTCCGCCAGCTCCGCTGCTGCTTTCGGCCGGCCGCGTGACGGGACGATGACAACGAGGTCACTCACTGGCTGCCGCCATCTGCTCGATGCTCATGGGCGGCGGGTTGACGGCGCGCTGCTGCCAGTAGTCCTCGTCTTGCAACCAGATCGTCTTCTGATGGGTGGTGCGGATCCCGGTGTGCACGTAGATCGGAATGTCCAACGCGTTGACCCGCACGCAGAACGACAGGTCCTCGGAGATCAGCTGGCCGGTGGAGATGTTCGGCGCCCGGTTGTACCAGACCGGCCCGAACTCCTTCTCCACCTTCTCAAACACCGACCGGTGGATAAGGATGCACGCCGACCCGGTGCCATGCACCCGGGTGAGAGTGTTGGGTGGGTAGTCCCAGCGGACCGCGAAACCCTGCTGATCCTTGTAGTGGGTCCAGTCGAACACGGTTGGGGTGGCGTGGCAGCGCCATCCGCCCATCTGGTCGGCTTCGGTTTCGCGTTGGGTGAAGCACAACGCGCCGACCATCGGCCGCTCGTCGGGGTCGGCGGCCTCGCGCAGCCGCTCCAACGTGTCGGGGGCGAACCCCATGTCGGTGTCGAGCCACAGCAGCCAGTCGGCCCGCTGGTGTTCGAGGAACGTCGCCACGGCTTTGTTGCGGGCGTCAACGAGCCCGTCGGTGCCCATCCGCATGCCGATGGTGCCGCCGTGCCACAGCCGGCCCTCGTTGGCGATGTCGTAGCCGAGCATCTCCAGGATGCAGGCGAAGAAGTTGTACTTGACCTCGTTGTTGGCGACCCACGCTACGGAGACCGCGTCGGCGGGTGAAAGGTCGGTTTCGGTCACAGATGGCTCCCGTTGGATGGCTGCTGGATGGCTGAACCTGCGGCCGGCCGGCCATCCAGAACAGCCGGCCGCAGGAGACGGTTACTGCTGGCGCCGGCGGTAGGCGCGCTTCTCGCCGGGCTCGGCGGTCGCAGCCTCGACGGGCCGCTCCGTTTCACCGAACCCCTCGGGCTCGGCGGTGAACACCAGCCCATACCGCGGGTCGTCGGAGAACAGGTCTTCGTGGTCCTGCACGACCGGGTCGTCGGCGGGCCAGTGGGTTCCCTTGCCGACGAGGATCGTGCCGCCGTGGCGTAGCCCGACGGACACGGTCGCGGTCGCGTACTTGACCTTCATGACATCTCCTGGATGGCGGGCACGCGAAAGCCCCCAGGGATGTTCCTGGGGGCTTCCGCGCGGGAAGGGATTTACCGGGTGTAGCCGAGGTCGGCGAGTTGCCGGTCGACTTCGGCGATCTCGGCGTCGTTGTCGTTCATCTCGGCGGTCTGCCGCCGCGCCAGCAGCTGGTGGACGGCGGGGTCGCCGGACTCCGCGGCGCGGCCCTTCGACTCCGTCTTCGGGGCCTGCGAAACGGTCTGCGTCTCCGGCTTGCGACTGTCGGGCTTGTTCTCGGCCATTCCGCTCCTTCGATCAGGGATGGCGACCGTTGGGTACCCGCCGAAGCGGGCACCCATGCCGGTCACGTGTTGACGAGCAGCCGGAAGCCGAGGTCGTTGACGGAGTTGCCGCCGATGCGGGCGTACGCGAACCAGCCTCGCTGACCGGTGGGCATGCCGACGCCGGTGCCGGCGGTGGTCTGCTGGAACAGGTGCGGGATCAGCTCGACGGACATGCCGCCGCGGCGGGCGATGACGTAGTTCTGGAAGTCACCCACCACCGCGACACCCTGCGTGCTCGACGTGGACGTGGTGGCGTCGGGCATGTACGGCGACTCGTACACCGGGCTGTCGAACAGCTGGTCGGCCCAGCCTTCCGGCAGGTTGACGGTGTAGCCGTGGAACACGTTGGTGGTGCCGATCTGCCGGATCGCGTTGTTCACGCCGACGTTCATCAGCCACGCCGCCCGGCGGCGGAACCGCTGCGGCAGCGCCTTCCACACCTTGTACGGGTCCGGGGACCCGATGGTGCCGGAGGTGGTGACGGTGACCCGCACGTTGGTGTTGGCGGACAGGGCGGTGAGGATGCCGAACGGCTCACCGGAGCCGGAGCCGCGGGTGAACTTGTCCACCAGCAGCTCGTCGTAGCCCTCGGCCAGCAGCGTCGACATTTCGGAGGCGAACTGCGGGTAGTCCTGCCCGACCTCGATCGAGTAGGGGATGAACCCGCGGGCCATGTGGATCTGCACGGTGGGCTGCGCCAGCGTCGGCGACGCGTCGGAGACCTGCGCCGCTTCCGTCTGGAACGTCCACGACACACCAGCGGAGGAGACGCCCTTCCATTGGTTGGTGTTCACCGTGACCTGGCGGGCGATCTGCAGGAACGGGTTCCCCGACCCTTGCGCCGTCATGATGATCGACGGGTCGATGAACACCGGGATGCCGTAGCCGCCGGCGGTGGTGGTGTTCTCCGACATGGCCCGGTATTCGTGCCAGGCCCGGACCGCGTCCCGCTCGTCGTCGGTGAGCAGCAGCATCGCGTTGTCCTGGGTGACGAGCTTCATCCACGCTTCGCGGTAGTGCTCGTTCTCGGTGACCAGGATCCGGCGGGCGATGTCCGGGTCGCGGCGGATCTGCCTCTCGACGTGGGACTTCTCGTCGTCGGACAGGTGCGCGGTGTCGTTGCGGTTGTCCAGCCGGCGAAGAGCGGAGTCCCGCGCCTCGGCCGGGGTCATCCGGCGGACGTCGCCGTACGCGTCGTCGTTGCCGTACTTGATGTTCGCCAGGGCCCGCTGCACCGCGGCCGGCTTGCGCTTGAAGATCTCGGCGACGGCGCGGTGTTCCTCGACGCGCTTGGTGGCCAGGTCCCGCAGCTTCAGCCCGTAGTCGAAGGCCTTCTGCTCCTCCGGGGTCTTGTCCCGAAGCTCGCCTTCGTCGCTCTGGTGCAGGGAGCGCAGGTGCGCGTCGAGCACCTCGATGTACTGGACGAGCTCGTCGGGGGTCTTGCCCCGCAACTCGTCCGGGTACTGCACGTTGTCGAGCGCGCCCGGGTCCTTGTCGCGCAGCTCTTCCAGGATGTCGGTCACAGGATGATTCCCCTTAGCCGGAGTGCGTCGGTGTCGACGCGGGAACGGGTGATGGTTGGCTCCGTGCCGTTCCCTGGCCGGTCGCCGGAAGGGTCACCGGCCGGCTCCGCGCCGGTGTCGGTGAGGTCTGGGATGCGCCGCAGCTCGGCGGCGAGTTCGCGGACCAGGTCCGCGCGTTCGTCGGGGTTCACCTGCGCCAGCAGGGAACGCACACCGACGGAGGTGGAGACGTATGCGGGGAACACGACCGGGCCGAGTTCGTGCAGCGGGTCGACTTCGAAGATCTGCCGCTTCAGTGGGCCGCGCTCACCGGGCTCCCACAGCAGCCGTGGCAGTTCGTCGTCGCGGACCTTCTTGCCGTTAGCGTCGGTCCACTGCTCCCGGGTGACTTCGAACCGGAACGACATGCCGTTGATGGCCTTGCCGGCGATGGCCTGGCGGACAGGCTCGATGACGTCGTTGTCGAACAGCCGCGCCCGCACGTACAGGCCCTGCTCGTCCTCGCGCAGCTCTTCCAGCGCGGCGATCGGCACGGAGCCAACCCGAACGTCGCGGCCGTGGTCGTACTGGATGACCGGCTTGCGCTTCTTCATCGTGCTACGGAACGCGCCGGGCATGATCTCTTCGTCGAACTCGCCCTCCCAGGACCGGATCCGGGCTGGCGAATTGAATACGGCGGCGTAGCCGGACAGGGTACGGCCGTCGCCGACCTCCTCGGCGCGGAACTCGACCGCGCGCAGGCAGATGCCGTTCACTGGGTGCCTCCTGCGGTGGGCTGGGCGCCGGGTGGCTGAAGTTGGACGGAAAGCATTCCGGTGTGCCTTAGCAGCGACATGTCCTGGCCGGTGACGGCGGCTTTCACCGACTCGGGTTCGAACCCGCCATCGATGAGCTGCCGGATCGTGACGGCTTTGATCTGCTCGATTTCGGCGGCGTCCTTGGCGTCTTCGCGCAGGATCGGCATGTCGGCCACGTCGAACCACAGCTCGGCGTCCTCTTGCCCGGTGCGGGGGTTCTTCGGCCGGGACAGGATGGCTTCGAGGCAAGCCGACACGTCCTGCAAACTTGGGTAGATCCACGAGTCGGCGAAGATGCGGCGGGCCATGCCGAAGTTCCCGGCGTTCAACGACGAGCCGGCGAGCCCTTCGGAGATCCCCAGCAGCGGGGCCGGGACACGGCCGAGCATCGCGATGCGGGTTTCGCCGGCCCCCTGGGTGGCTTTGAAGTCGAGCTGCTTCAGGTCCGACCCGACCACGGTGGCGTCGGCGCCCGTCGTCAAATACAGGGTGCGGTACGCGTTCGCCACCCCGGAGTGCCGCTGCTCGAGCATGTCGACGATGTCGGTGAACTGCTCCTTGGTCATCGCGGGGATGCCCTTGACGACAAGGTTGGGGGTGGCGCCGTTCTCGAAGAACTTCAGCTTGTGGGCGGTGGCGGCCCGGTCGCCTTGGATGTCGGACAGGGCGGCGGTCACCCACGACTGGCCCATGCCCGGACATTCCGGGTCGGGGATGGGTGACCAGTGTGCGAACTCGCCCGGCAGCAGCGTGTGCGGCCGGTTCGGGCCGTTCAGCCCGCCGTTGGCGTACACGAGTCCGAGGAGCTCCCCGTCCAGGGCGGTGGCGGCCATCTCCGGTTCCTGGTCGGAGCCCCACACGAACCCGCACCAGTCCGGGCGCAGCACGCGCAGCCGGTTCGGCTGGCGGGCGACGATCGCGTTACCGGCCAGCCCGGCATGCCATTCCATGGTGGCCAGCAGTTCGCCGGTGGTGCCGCGGGGCCACGGCCGCTCTAGGATCGCCAGCTCGCGGTTGCCGAACGTGCGGCGCGGGGTTGCCGAGGACGGCAGGTTCCGCCACGTGAACCGGGCCTGCGACAACACCAGCGCGCGGACCATCTGCGCGGCGAACGCCGGCGGGCACGCCCGCAGCGCAGCCGAATAGCCGGGCAGGGTGTTGGCGACCTGCTGGACTTTCTCCCCGGTCATGGTCTGGGTCAGCCCGTACGGGTACTGCGTCCCGCCGTAGTTGAACTGGCCCATCGCTGGGAGCAGGTATTCGGTCAGGTATGTGTCGGCGGAGTACCGCGATTCGGAGATCCGCTCCAGCAGGCCCAAGCCTCAGCCCACCTTTACCGTCGGATCGGCTTGCGGCCGTCGTTCCACCCGAGTTGCACCGCGGACGCGCACCACACGACACCCGGCCAAACCTTCGCCGCCGTCCATCCAGCCGCGTAGAACACGGCGCCGATCGTGGTGGCAATCAGCCGCAGCGACTTCGCCACAACCCAGCCGGCCGCGTAGAGCAGCCAAGCGAGGCCGGACACGAACAGCCGGCGAGCGTCCCGCCATTCGGTGCGCGCTTCCGGCGATAGAACGGCCATCGCTGCTCCTATCGCCAAGCCCCGAAGAAGGGCTGCTCCTTGAGGTGGGCGAAGTGGGCGAAGCCCCAGTTCGCGTTCGTCACCGACACCAGCCGGGTTATGTCAACCTCGGCGTTCTTGCGGTCCCACGCCGAGCCCTCACCCAGCGAGCGTTTGATCGCCGCGGCCGCTGCGGCGGTCAGCTCGTCCTGGCCGATGTGGCGCAGGT